CATTCCATAAGCACCAAGAACTTAATTAAGATTAGCCTTGAAAATACATTTCCGGATTCAATTAAACCAGAAATAAAAAAAGAGACCAGACTACTCTGATCTCTAGTGAGGCATCGGGGACTCGAACCCCGGACAACTTGATTAAAAGTCAAGATTTCAACTTCTGTATTACGCCTTTTTTCGTACTTTTTTTATCTCTCTGACAACTAATTGACAACTACTAATTTAAATTTCTTTCACCTTTTTCAAACTAATCCATTGCCATTTGTCATTCTTTTTGTTCAACAAACGCCCCCATGCACCAACCACTTTAGAAATCTTAACAACCTCTCCCGGATTTATGCTCCCAATTTTATTAGTAGGTTTTACTCCCTTGGATGAGCGAATGGCTGCTGCCTTTGTTACTTTGGCTCTGTACTGATAATTATACATAATTTTGTTGTAAAGATGCTTCCATTTCAAGTTGCCTTTACCGATCATCGGCTCTGGACACGCTTTGCCGTTGACATCCCAATGTCTAATGATAGTTTTTGCATTCGGACAACGTTTCTGAATATACTGTACTAATTCTCTTACCGCAAGCATCTGTTCCCAGCTTACACCTTTTTTGCAATCACATAATTCAATGGACACACTGTTATCATTCGTGCACTTCTTATAATACGATGCAGCCCCGTTCTTACGAGTAAAGAAGTGACCAACCGCCCAGGCAGTATATTCCATTGGCACGGACTCCCAAATCTCGGATTTTTTATCTACAAAGAAATGCGCACCTGCTTCCCTCGTGTTGCCAGTAGCGTAGAAATCAGCATTATTCTTCGCCGTATCTCCTTTGTTACCGGTAAAATGTATGACAATGTACTTTATGCCCTTTAAACTCCTTTTGCTCCCATAACTGATTGATTTTGCTCTTCTTTTTTTAATTTCCATTTGTTTCACCTTCCTTATCTGCTGCGATCCAGTCCTCAGCAAGCATATCTGCCTGCGATGCAAGCCATCCCATTTGAACACCGGAAGTACCAACAAATGCAATTGCCTTGTTACCAATTGCATCATGCTCGCAATTTACAATTTCTCCACCTGTTGACACATATGAAATACCTGTTGCAAGCTGAATATATTGTTTTTTACCATTCCATCCCTTACGGGCAACTTTCTGTCCAATTTTTAATCTTCGAATTGCTTCACCAAATGTAAATGTTTGGACATCTAAATCCTTTACATCTGCCTCGTCAACAATCTCCCAATCATCACGAAGAATAAAATCAAGAGTATATCCAACATTTTTTGTCTCCCGAATATCAAGAGTTTTCCCATCTTTACAATGCATCTTAATGGAATTATCTTCCCATTTCCAATATCCTCTCCATTCTGGACACTTTATCAATGCTCCCTGTTTAAGTGCCTCATATGCTTTCTTAAATTCCATTACTCATCAACCTCCTCTTTATTCTTCAACACATCAATCCCCTTTTCAATTGCTTTTGGAATGGGAATTCCCATCAGACCAGCGTTTTCGATCAGACTAATCGTCTCATTAACAATAAAACCAATCACAGTAGCATCTTTTATAAATGTAGTTCCAATTGTCATATCCAACCGACAAGCCACCAATACAATAAGCAGGGTAACACCTTTCCGGCATAATCCTTTCCATCCAGCATGAGATTCCAGCGCACCACTCTCTGTTTTTTTGCTCTTTTTAAAAATTCCAGCAACCATAAGACCGGTAACATAATCTATGCACATAAAGATAAGAAGCGTTGTCATTCCGGAAGTCCATCCTCCAAAAAAAGACGCCACGGTACTTCCAACCAGTCCGCAAATCGTACAAATCATCTGTTTCATTCTATAAGTCCCCCTTTGTTTTTTTCTCAGTATAGCAAAGGAACTAGAAGTTTTACCCCCTAGTTCCCATGCGAACCACCTATTCCTCATTCCATTTTTTAAACGTATCGCTTGTATAGATGCATTTACCTTTTATTTTAAGTTTATACAATTTCTGCATAATAAGTTGTTTCTCATGAGTATTTTTAGCACTCTGAAACCTGTCTTTATACTCAGAAGATAATTTCGAACGAATGGACGCAAATGCTTTCTTCTCTTTCTTACTGGCACTAAGTTCATGCTTTTCATCATCCCTTTCAATTTTTGTCATTGCTTCCTCGTACATCTGTTGTAATATTTCTTCGTAGCCTTTTCCCTCCTCAATGGCAGCAACCAAATCATCGCTCTTGTAAAAAGAAAGATAATCATGTGCATCCTTTGCACCGGATTCCGTTTTGTCCTGCATCTTATTTAATACACTATTAGTTGCAGCTACAACTTCATAATGATTAAATCCCATTTTTATAAGTTTGTTGTAACATTCCATATAGCCATCATGATTTTTGTCAAGACGATACTGTGCCGCTTGCTTTACTAAATCATTTCGACTTGCCAGCTGGTCCTTCACTGCTGTTTCCACATCACCTTCACCTTTCTCCCCACTTTTCTTCATCTTCTCCCGATATTCCTCGGCTGTCTTCTTATCTCCGTCCATAAGTGCATGGTAAATTTTCTTTCCATACACACTTGCTTTCGGTTCTTCTTTATCCGTGGAAAATGAAAACAAACCATCCCCGGATGTCACATCCTCAACATTCTTCCAAATTCCAACGGCTACATTTTGCACATTGTCTACCGGTACACCACACATTTTTGCCACGGTGCCAGCCGCATCAAAAAAGGCTCCTTTTATCTCGTCAATTCCTTTCTCTGCTTCCTCATCAGAATCACTAAACGAATCAATTGCACCATTTCCCATTTTCACAATAGATTCAAACAGCGAAGAAATTTCACTAAACAGTGACACCTCAATACCATAATACCGTTCTTTCGTAATTGCAGAATATATAAGGTTATACAATTCGTTTCCTGCTATAAAACTTCCTGAAAGTGACCCCAGCACACCATTGGTCCACTCTGAGACAAAGCTCTCGGCAGTGAGTTCGTTCTCATCGTCCAAATACGGTTTTATCTTGTGCAAAAGACCTCTTGCCAAAAACGTCATTGTAGAAAGCACTGCTGCCGATACCAACTGACTGGATACAGCCCATGCAAATTCCTTTCTTGCCTGTGCCTTTTGCTCCTTTGTTCCGGTTTTGTTTTTTGCATATAGATTACATGCCGCGTCATATAAGATACCACCATTCTGCATACGCTGTGTCATAAACATAAACATTACTTTTTTAATTTTACTAGGGTCGCGCAAATAATCCGGTCGTTGCATTACTGTATAATTCGGCTGTGTATCTTCCACGCATCGATTAAAAACTTCCGCCACCTGACGATAATATACATCAGTCCCCTTTTTCAATGCCGTATAATTTGCATCTACATAGTATTGTGACGCATACCAAAGCCGTCCAACTGTCGCCACATCAACTTTCTGTATCATATTCTTTACTTCTCTTACCACCGGCATGCGATTTGTAAGACTATTCAAAGTATCAATATCCGCCATTTCCTGCGTGGAATTTCCTTTGTTTCGATACCATAAAAGTGGTGTATATTTTGCAATCAATTCTCTGTCTGCGCTACTGATAGGAAGTCCATGTTTACCACCTCTGGCAAGTGCTTTCATAACCGGTTCCCATCCCAAAGTAGCAACTGCAGTCGGATAAGATGCCGCCTGTTTCATAATAACTGACCAGTTTCCGGTCAGAACTGCTCCAGCAAAATTTCCCCGAAGCATATCAAAGACAGTTGATTCTCCCGCCCTTGCATTCTGCAAATCAGAAAGCAGGTTATCAATATACTTCGTTGCCATTCTTCCCCATACATCCTGCATTGCCTTATGAACAGTATCATCTTGTACCATTACAGATTTCGCAGATACATCGGCACTATCCGCATCAGTAACTTTCCACGTAGCTCCATTATATACTTTATTAAAGTTACGAATTGGAATCGCAAGACCACCAAACTCCGATGTCATTTTCAAAGAACGCTGCGCTGTGTCAATTATACTCTCCATTACCAATGGCTTAACAGATTGTATACGCTCCTTCAAAAATCCGGCTCCCTCTAAAGTTTTATCCATTTTCAAACTAGTAATATCCGTAGTTACATAGTTCTTATCAACTGAAATCGGATAATAATTCTTCTCATTTGCTTTTTTAAATCCGTACAACTCCATTGAGGTTTCATTAATCACACTACCGGTGTACTCGTGGAACAACTTTTTAAAAGCATGAAGAACCTTTTTCTCTTCCGGGGACATGGCATCTTCCATCGCCTGAATTTTTGCAGAGGTTACCCCTTTTGCTAATTTTGTTTTATCATAAGCACCTTTTTTATCCCCCTTCAAATATAAGTCCATATTTGGCATAGTGACACCACCATAAACCATATGTCGTAAATTGTCCTTATTCATACCATGCATTACAAGTGCCATACGCATTCCTTTTGTTACTTGTACTTTCTTACCATCTTCATAAACAAGGCCGGTGTCAACCATTCCCTGCTTCTTGTCAAAAGTTTTCATCAGTTTTACCACGTTTTCATCCTGCATTACATCGGCAAGAATAGCTTCTCCTTGCTGCTGAATCGTCAGCATTTTACGCTGTCCTTCATTTAATTCTTTCCATTCCTGCATAAACTCTCCATCCGCGTATCCGGTAATCCGGCGAAATGCACGATAGGAATTTAGAGATTTCAATGCATACTCAGGCAGTTTTCTTATGACTTTATGCGTACTCATAAATGAACTTACACCTTTTGCCGAACGTACTTCCCGGATTACCTGTTCTGCTGCCTTTGTCGCATCAATTTCTCCCTCTTTGCGAATTAATTCGGTTGCTCTCCGGATTGTTTTGTATACCGTTTTCATCGCATCATAAACCTCATTTAATTCCTCGGAAGATAAATCATAAATGCTATTTCCATCAGTCTTAAATTTATTAGTAATACGCTGTAGTTCATAAGCAATATCAGCATCATACTCGGATGCATAGTTATAATCGGAATCTTTTTTCATTGCTTCAAAATGCTGTCTCGCATCATCTAACGCATTATATAATTGAGTTCCTTCTTTCGCTCCCAAATTGACAGCCTCGCACACATCAATTACAGACCGAACCAAATCTTGTGGCACATACATCCCCTCTTTTGGTTTCATAAGCATCTGACGCATCTGTTTATGTAACCGTCGAATCTTATTCTTTGCTTCTGTCTGTTTTTTCTGCTCCGATAAATTCTTACGGTACTGACGATTCTCAATCTTCATTTCCGCTATCTTTTTCACCTGACTCTTTTTCAACCGCTCAATGTAACGCTTTTGCTTATCAATCTCATGCTGATACTTACGAATCAGTTCTCCGTTTTGTGTCGTCTCAATCACATTTGCATAATCATGTATCTTAGCATACGCCTCTCGGATTCTCTGATTCTTATTCTTTATCTGACCATCCATACTGACTTTCAAGCCTTCCAAAAATTGTTTCTCACACTCTTTCCGATAGTCCTGCAGCATGGTAAGATATACCCGATTTGCCTCTTTCCATTCACGCTCCACTGCCGCATCCGCTTTATCCTTAAAAGTTGCTTTTTGTGGCACATTGCTCATTTCCTTATAAATGTTTAATGCAAGGTCATAAGATGCCTGCTCAATATCCTCTCCGTATGCATTACGATATGTTGGCCGCAATCCATCTAATACAGTCATAACCTCTGCAATCATGTCTCCATCGTTCGTATCTGCCTTAAACAATTCCGGATATTTATCGCTTAGTTCTCCCCAAACCTGGTCGAGACTTGTCCCATCTTCAACGATACGAAGCCGTCCAAAGTTGCTCTTTCTAAATTCACCCATGCTTCCATACAAATAATTCACTTCACTTTTCTGCGCTTCTGATAAAGCCAACTTTGTTTTACGGAAGTAATCACGCAAATCCTTATATTCGTTATACAATGTCATATCTTTGGTCGTACTCTTCTCCAATACACCACGAGCAATTTCCGATGTAATTTTTAATGCTGCATCATAATCGGCTCCCTCTTCATTCATATAAGCATACAGCTTCGTCAGGTTATCACGAAATGTTTCTGCATCAAAGGACGAATGATATTTTTTCAATATTTTTTTACACACTACCTCTACACGTGCCGGTTCCGGAACTGTTCTCTTTCCGGGTTTAAATTCACTCTCCAGTGTTTCAACTACTTTTCTTAACTGGTCGTTTTCATGTACCAAACTTTCTTCCGTAGACATAGTGTCTGATAACGAACGACGTAATTTTTCCGTACGTTCCGCCACTCGAATGGAATGTTTTTCGCCTTCCTCGGATATAATATTCTTGACAATCTTTTTATATTGTGCTAGATTGTCTTTATAATCCTGATGAAGTACGTTCCCTCGGAATTGGACCGTTGGACCCACTGCTTTATCAGGATTTACTTTTACGATACGGTTCTCCTTTCCAGCTTTTTCGACATAATTATGAAGAGCTTCTTTTCCATACATGCTTAACATAATATTAGCATCTAGCGTTGCTGTTTTCTTTCTTCCTACCCCATTTGGCTTAACTGCTGCAATGACAACATTTCCATTCTTATCAACAACAGAAGATACCATTACCAAATCTGCATTATTTTCTTTGTTATTGGATTTAATTATCATCCATGGTCTTTCAATGTCTTCCAACACTTGCATAAACTTTTCTTTACCTAAATTATGATAATTTCTTATTTTCTTATATCTTGCACCCTTATCTTTCTTCTCGTTAATCACACTATACACATGTTGGTTCGTCATAAGCATCGGAAGGTCATTCCAGCCTAATTCTTTCAATGCTTTCGTTGTTTCCCCCAAATAAACATGCGTATAATCTTTTGGTACGGTGTCATTTAGCACATCATCTATCTGCTTATCCAGATCAACACTAATAGAGTAGCGAATGTCCTTGTTTTCCTTTGTTGGATTTTCATTCGTTATCTGTTTAATCTGTTCACTGTAAAACGGAATTACTACCTGATGTATAGTTCCACCTTGTTTTCCACCTTTATCAATGATACCATCATATCCGTTTTTCTTTAATACATCTGTTACAAAATCAGGAATACTGGTCCATGAATATGTTGTCCCATTTTTTATATCATTTTGCAAGCGACTTACAAACTCCTCCGGAACAACATTATTCTTATCCCACATATCCGCTTCATTTCCAACAGTAACTTGTGCATTTTCTGCAGCATCTTTTATTTGTTCAAACATATCTGTAGATATATCCGTTGTATCAAATGGTTTTGTCACATTCAAGTACACTTCGTAAACCTTTTCGTCCCGATAATCTGGATTGTAATATTCTACATTATCAATTCCGACCATTTTTAACACTTGTCGAAAATCGTCCTCCCTATCGTATAGTTCACCATCGTCAAGCCACGCCTGCACTAATGCTTCTAAGACATTTCCATTGTTTTCCCGGAGCAGATACGAATCAAAATTACCATTTCCATAATCCACATCCGGATTATAAATAATTGTTTCGTAATCATCATCAAAACAAATATGTCCTGCCTTCTCTCCCAATTCTTTCTTTTCCTTTGCAGATAATGTATTCCAAAGTTCACCAACAGATATATCTTCTCCGTTATGTTTTACACGAAACTGTGTATGATAATCGTTATATCTTTCGTCATAATCAAGCGATGTATCTTTCTTATCTTTTGAATAATTTTCTGCAATTTCCTGGTTATCCGTAAAATAGGCCATTGGACCAGATGTTGCCCTATTAGGGTCAAAATAATATCCTACACGGTCCGCTCTTCCGGTACCATGATACATTACTTTCAAGTTTCCATTCTCATCAATAATCTGACTATCCTTAAAAAATTCTTGCTGTCCCTTCGATAAATTATGTCCTTCATTATCTACTGTAATAGAATGTTTTACTCCACTGCTTTCTTGCATACTATTATTGACATTTTGTAATTTATTGGATATACTAATATCACTAGAAGATGAATGTGCAGACCCTTTATAATAAGGGTGGGTACTTGTACTTGACCCTTGGCTCACATTCATCTTCTTTATATTTAAACCGTGAATGTAAAAACTGGTTCCTTTTTTTGTATTTTTTAAGTCTATTGTCACTTCATAATCTACACCTCCAACATTTATCATGCTTCGCAAATACGAAAATGTAATATTACTCTTCTTATCATGGTAATTTGCTGCATCGTTTGCCCTTACTTCTCCGTACTTAATCATATTGGCCAAATACTTCATTGAAACAATTTTAGCAATTTTCAAATCATTATCTAAATTCAGATAATAACTATCCTTTCCAAATGTTTCTCGTATACCCGCCTTATAAATATATACGTCTTTGCCAGTATCCAAATTATGAATCGGTTTCTGTATATCTGATGTTGATAAATACTTCTTTTCTAGATACTTTCCAACTTGCTTAATAACCTGATACTTTTTACCTATATATCTAGATTTTATTCCCATTTGTTGTAATACATCATCTATTTCTTCTTGCTTGATTTTAATATCTGGCATATATCCACCAAGCCTTACACTATTTTTCTTTGTCGTCTTTTCTGTCGTATTTTCTGTCTTATACTTCTCTCCAGCCTTATCTACAGCATCCATAAACAGCTTACGGATTTCCTCCTTTTGTTCCACTTTCAGTTCTGCTGCCATTCTGGCCGCCTTTGTCATAGGGGTATCATCAATATATTTTTTTATCTTTTCAAAGACATGCTTTACCAAATCAGCAATTTTCTGAAATACATTTTTCTTCTCATTTGCATCCAGCTTCGCATCTTTCATTACCCAGTCAATAAACGCCTTCGCACCCTGTTCATCATAAAACACACCACTAACTGCGTCGTTCAGCATTTCCCCTGCTGCCTCTTCATATGATTTTGCTCCCTCTGCCTCTTCGTAAGCCTGCTGGTATGTGGCAATCAAAGAGTGCACGTCTTCTACACCGTGCTTTTCCACCATATAATTCAAAACAACGCCCATCAGTTTCTGATATTCATTCTCTGACATTACAGAAGCAAACTCCAGTGACTCATGGATGACCACTCCGAATTTATTCTCGGCATCCTCCGCAAAAACCATTTCTCCTTTTTCCATATCCAGCATACCATTGATGGTATATGCCTCATTCTCAGACAACGTATCTAAATCTTTAATTTTCAATCCTGTCTTTTGCGCAAGAGTTTCCTTGAGCCTTCCAAAGTCATTCTGATCCGCTGATTGACTTCTCGCATCCTCATACGTTCCACCATCTTTTTGTTGCGCCAGCGCAACTTTGCTTTCTGCCTCTGCTGTCTTTGCATTTTCTCCATGAACTTTGCCAAGTTCATACGCAAGACGCATGGCTCCTTTGTCACTCATTACACGAAATGATTTGGATGCCTGCATCATTTTGTCAAAGCTGATGCTTCCCAATCTTCCCATACGATACGCCATACGGAAATTATTCGCATAGATACCGGCATTATCTTTTCCGTTGTAATAATCTACGAGCGCAGTAGCGGCCGCCGCATTATCCATCTTTGATGCAATATTAAACAGATTCTGTGTTCCTTCATCCTGAAAGGACAAATCAGCAAGGTCTACTACCTCTCCATCCGTAGTCTCTACGGTAGCGGTCTCTTTCCCAATTTCCCGAAATCCTTTTACCTTTACTTGTTCGTCAGATGCCGTAAATGCCGCATTCTCTGTCTTTCTAAAATTAGCATTCGTAACATTCTGCTTTGCCTTTTCCGGCTGTAGTTCTTGTACCTCAACCGGTCGCTGATTCCGTTCCATTCCCTCGTCAAGATTCACACGATTGAATGTAGTATCTATATTAGCAGTAGCATCTTCCTCCTGCTTCGACATAGACTCCTTCTGCATCATCTCGCTTTTTTGATTCAGAGATACTGTCCTTTTCATTGCATTTGAAACAGAGGCATCCATAATGTCATACAATGCCTGTCGCTCCGGTTCAAATGTTGCATATTTACTCTTTTTAACCAGTTCCTGCGCTTTCTCACGTGCCATCTGGTCAATTTCCACTCCCAAACTATCCGGCACACCACGAGTAGCATCTTCATATGCTCTTGCAAGTTCTCTGCTCGTTCTTGCTTCTGTAAAATTATTTTCAGCATTTTGCATGATGTCTACTGAAATTTTACCGTATTTTTCTGTATCATCTTTTGCCTTCTCGTAAGTGTCCATACCTCTTTTTGCAGCATATGCAAGTAAATCTGTACCTTCCTTTCCCTCTGTAATCGATGTCCCATTCTTTTTCACTAATGACTCATACTGTGCTTTCGAGTACACATTTGCGTAAGTGCCAAAAAGTGTGCCAGAAAAAGCGCCTGCTGCCGTGTCCTCTGCTACTTGTATCCAAAAGTCTTTCCTTGCATTTTTCTTCGCCTCATCTTTTGACATTCCCTGCTGAATGTAATTTTTCACATTTGTATTATACTCACTCTTGCTACCATTCACAGCACGGTCAACAAATGCATTGGCAAAATCAGAAGCTGCCTCTTCCGACCCTTCTACCGCACCCTGCCTTACAAGGTTCCTTGCAAAATCACGAAAATGTTTCGGATTCGTTGTTTTTAACGCGTCAAAACTATCCAACGAATACTTTTCACTCGCCCACTCTGCCAAACCGGCTCCTAATCCGGTAATCAAAGACTGTCCGGCACTTCCTGTTCGCTCATAGGTATCCATGTAGGACTGGTTTGCCGCATTTGCTCCCATCAACGCACTAGCTGCCCCACCTGCTAACTTGGTTCCCTTAAATCCTTTCGTCACAAGAATATCCGCAGCAGAATCAACCGTGGACATTCCGGCGTTATAGACAAACTTACCAATATCATTATCAATACCTTCGGATACTGTCTGTCTTACATTGTTCGTATAAGAACTGTATGGGTGGCTGGCATGATTAATGGGATAAGACTTATCTGATGATAGGTTTTTAACCGCATGATTTACATCCTCTGCAAGTTCCAACGGTGAAAGCAAGTTTGACCCCACACTTAACGCACTGGATACTACCGGATGTTCGTCTGCTATTTTTTTTATACCTTCATCCCATACCTCCTGTTCTTTATTATCAGTGTTAATGTTCTCGCTATCGATAATGTAATCTACATCAATTCCTTTTTCTTTTAATTCCTTTAACCTAGGAAATTTTTCATATGCTTGTGACAAAAACCCCGGAATGATACTTGCTTCCAGTTTGCCCTGTATCGTCGGCACTAAATTGTTTACTAAATGTTTTTTATCTGCACTGTATTTTCTTTTCTCTACCCACACATAATCTGCTGCCTTTTTTACTAACTGCTTATCGGCATCCCCCAGCTTGTCATATTCATGCTCCAGTTCTACTCGTGGCTGATTACTTTCCAGTTCTGACATATACTCGACATTATCCTGGTACTTATTCCACAAACTGGTGTATTCCTTGTAATCTTCCCACGATACACCTTTTTTCCCTAACTTTTCCTCAAAATCTTTTGGCTGAACTTTTTCCCATTCTCCCGAAAATCCCCGTTTAAACAAACCACTATCCGCGATTTTTGACTTAAACAAGTCTTTATTTTTCTTCGCATTTGCAAGCGCAGTTTGAATTTCATCATAGTTCATTTGTGATGGATTTCTGTATGTATTACCAGATGAAGTCCGAAATAACTGGTTTGTCTTTTCCGCATTATTATTGCGAACATTACTTCCATTTGTGCTCTGCTGTTCTCTCTGCTTTCTTCTCTGCTGTTCCTGTTTTTCCCTTTGTTCCCGTCTCGGAATTTCCGACAGCATATTATTTTCTGCCTTTGCTGCATTGCGAATCAGCGTATTGGTTCTCTTATACTTTTCGCTGTTCTTTTGCGTTCTTTCTTTAATTTCTACTGCTTTCTCTGCCAATCGACGATAGCGGGATTCTGACTGATTCGTATAGTCGGTATCCGAATACTTTTTATCCTCACCATAATAAGAATCAGCCTTTGCTCTGGTCTCACTGGCTATTTTTTGTCCCTGCATATCTCTTTCATACAACTTGTCCTGGCTCTCAAAATAATTTGATATAATACTCCCGGAACCGGATGCATGATTATTCTGTTTCTTTTTCTTATTTGCCATAATATATATTCTCCTTACTTTTTCTTTTTGCTTTTCTTTGAGGACTGTTTCTTTTTGTTTTTATTCACCTGTTTTTCCAAATAGTCATTGTAAGAGCCTACTGTCTGTAACTCCCTGCTGCTAGGCAGATTCCGCATAAAATCAACATAGGATAATGTAGTCTTCGCATCTGCTCCGGCCGCCACTGCACTGTCATAGGTTGGATATTTGCTTAACCCTCTCGTAGTAGTTCCATCAGAGGTTATATATGTCGGTAAATCTTTTGCTGTATATCCCAATAAAACACTCCATACATAATTGCTTTGATCAGCAGATAACACGCCACTCTTTTCCATATTGTTCAAATATTCTGCGATACCCTGCGTGTCATTGTTCTTAGCCAGTTCCTTAACCTTCGACTTAATATCTGTTGGAATCTTAATTCCACTAGTCGAAGCAGAACTTGTACCCGATGACCTCTTTTTACTAGCTACTGCAGCGGCGGCCTTAGCTTTTTTTGATAACTGGTAATCCTTATTCTGCCAGTAATTGGATGCGTTCTGCTGCTGTCTCCACTGGCTGTTGCCATTTTGCTGTTCATACTTCCACTGCTGATTAGATACATTCGCGGTATAGTTGTTAAAATCGTTATTATATGCCGCATCATATCGGTTCGCATAATAATTTCTGTCATCCTGCCAATCGCCAACCTTGTCCCGATACTTCGCATAATCGCTTTCGTCAAGTCCCTGATACATGGACAAGTCGGATCTCTGATTATCCAAATCCGTCTGATACCGGTTATACGCTGCCTCGTACAAACTAGGAATTATATTATTCAAGGCTGACATGTTTTCCTGATACGCAAGATTGCCGGCTGTAGCTGCATAAGAGTTTCCATATCCTCCGGACAATGCGGCCGCCTGCGCCGTTGCATTCTGCATCCCTAACTGTGCCTGCCTCTGATACTGGTCCTTATAATTCTGATACAAAGCATCCTTTGTATAGTCATAGGAAAAACCTTTGCGATTTGCAATCGCATCCGCCAATCCGGTTATCTGTGTTCCATACTTACTGGTATAAGCTGCCGGCCTTGCCTTCTCCGTCTTTTGCAACGTACTCTTTGCGGCGTTTACTGCTTTCGATGGCGTATAAGACTTTATTGTCGGTGTCTTCACAGTTGTTGCTTTGGTGATTGTTATTTTACTGCTACTGCTCTTCTTTTTCGCCATAATCCTCATCCTCCTCTTCTATGATGGGTTCCTCTACCACCGGTTCCGAACCCCATATTGCAAACACGGCATTTACCACATTTTCTGTCTGCTCCTTCAACAATTCTTCTCTTCCGGATACGGAATTGAGATAGGTTCGTCTATGATTCTCTCCAACCTGAGATTTCACTTCTCCATCAATTAGTACCTTTCTTGTTAAGATGCTCACACTCTCTGTCGACAACATATCTACCGTTTTTTCTTCGTTAATTTCCATTTCAATTCCTCCTCGTTAAGCCTTTCTATACCAACCGTATACATACCAACTGTCATATGTTTTTCCGGAAGCGTATGCCCCGTTTTTAACATAATAGGAACTGCTGCCACTAATTTCATTAAATGGAGCATTTGTTCCACTACTACCTGAAACAACACCAATCGGATAAACCTGAGATGGCCGATTATGATTAGGTTCATATGGCAGTCCACTGATATGGTGACAGGCATAACTGCTGGTTGTCAGTATCATAGCCTCAACGAAAACAATATTTCCAACTCTATAATAATTTCCCATAGCCGCTGCAATTGACGTTTTAATCTCATTACTTGTTGTGTTAAATAATCTAGGCGTCCACTGTCCTTCTTCATAACTCATTCCGGCATCACCTTTTTCTCCCTTTTCACCTTGGTCGCCTTTCTCACCACGAGATGGTTTTCCAGTATCCAAAGTATCTAAATACCAATTTCCATTATCACCTATCGTCGGCGTAATTCCATTCTCGCCATCTTCCCCCGGCTCCCCCTTTAACTCTCCGCTATTTAATTTCTTTACCATATTGTCTGCAATCTCTTTTGCTTCCTTTGCCATCTTTACAGTTTCCTGCACTTGACTAAATTTCTTTTCTGTCTCAGAAGTCATATTATCCAGTTCAAGATTATTTAAGATATAACTTAAATTATCTATCAGACGTATTATCCATGAATTCAACTTCTGAATATTTTTTTCATCCATACCATCTAATTGGATAGGGTCAAATTGTAACGTAGCCATTAATATCCCCCCTGTTCCAAAACTTTGGAAATGCTGTAAACCCTTGCATCCCCTTTCCCTCTTAAGCGGATTCTCATATGATCACATCGAATCGGAAATATGGGTATTTCAAAACTCCGCATTGTTACAAAAGAAGGCGTATCTCTCCTGCTTTGTTCATATTTAGACTCCATATGTGCAGCCTCCTCCCATACTCCACAGGAATCATACATTACATCTACATCTAATTCTGAATCTAACGGCAAAGACAACCTCAAACATATTTTTGATATATACTTGTTATTGGGATAGCTTATCCCTATCAAGCCGGTTTCCGCACTCCACTCAAGTATTGTTTCCAGTCCTTCCTCTGTCGTGTAATCCCTTGATGTAATCTCCATCACTTTTCTATCATTCATATAAAGCAAAGACCCATCCAGGTTTACGAATTTATCCATACTGCATAAAGATGTCTCATCCTCTTTGTGCCACATTCCTCTGCTCGAATCATACACAAGTGTCTCGTAACGATTCTTGCGTATATTTTTCCCGTGCATATAGTATTTAGCACCCAGTGCACCTGCCCTTACCTTTTCGTAGCGTTCTCCACCTAATGCTGCACTAATTGATACCGGAGCACTTCCGTCATACGCACACACATCCTCGCGTGATTTGTAATACAATATTTCATTCACAAGCACCAGACTTTCCGAACACCCCTTTTGCACACCGCGGCATCGCTGCGTATTAATCTGATAATTTGCCGGATAAGAACCGTATACCTTATGAATACAATCCTCTTTGAAAAACAAAACTTGTCCGCCGTATGCTGTACATCCGGTAAATTCTCCATCACTGCCGACCGTTGCCGCATATGAATCTGCCGCAGTACCCAGATAAGAATACCAATTTGTCATATCTCCCTGCTTACAGCAGTAAATTTCATGTTTCTCCGAAGAACACCCCCATATACGGTTATCACTTTCACACACATAATCCATATCCGGAACACTACGCTTCAATGTAATTACTCCAGTTTGTGTTGTATTATTGGTAAGCAGAGCCGTTACAATGATGAAATCATCCTTTTTATCCCAGATTGCCATATCCTGATTAAACGTATCAGCAATGCTTCCCGTCACACCATCAATCTTCACTACGTCATATTTTTCAAACGGCTTCCCTATGCCCGGATTTGATATTTTGGTATAACTTGTAGCCACTGCCGTCCACTGGTTTTCAGATTCACTCCACAACTTCAATGCATTTGGTGTTGTCCCAGTATCCATCCAGTAAATGGCACCATTAGAGCATGTAGTTATCTTTGTCCATGTAGTCGTATACTTTTTAATCACATGCGGTGTCGATGATGTATCCAGCCACAAATCATCTGCCTTCGGTGATTGAGGTGCCGCTGTTCCAATAGACGGTGCCTTTGTAATAGGGGTAATATCTGCCCCATCCAGCGTACACATGGAAAATGTTACCGTTCCTGCCGTTGCCTTTGATGCCTCCATATCTTTAAGCGTCTTGTCATTTGTATTAAATATCTTTTTGTCCGGCCAAATAGCCACATACGCCCCCATACCACACATTACTTTGGGATTTTTCACAAGCTGACCAATAATCTGCCAATCGTTCATTTCTTTGTCTGTATATACTAAGTTGCCATCCTCCACAAGCAAAATTCCGTTCTTCGCATACATTCCATAGATTTCTCCGGTACGAAACAGCATTTTCCTCTTTCTTCTGGGTGCCAGTGCCGGGTAATAATCGGATGTCATGTTCTTCTCCATATAAAATTCATTTTCCCCACAATTCATGGCATGGTTGTACCCGCCAAAAGCAGATATCATATCCCTTGTTGTTTCCATTTCTGTAGCTGGTGTTATTGTCAAGGTTACACCCCCGTTCTTTTTGGCTGCATTGGCATATGATTCCGAATATACCAGTTCTTAAAATCCTGATACCCATTACTGAATACCGCAATCTGGTTATTGTACATTCCCATATCACGGTTATAAAAGTCGATTTGAGCCATCAAATAATCAACGTACACTTTCGCGTAGGTATCCGGTATTAATAGGTCTTCATTCATATGTTCTTCATCATATCCATCAAATACAACGTCCACATTTTCTTCATACCTGCTAATTACCTCATCATAAACTTGTCCATCAAGCATCGATAACCATTCAATTTTTTCCATGTCCGAAAATCGGTTTGGTCTTAACCGGTCTGCTTTTTCAATTGCTTCCTGCACTCTCAACTTTCTCACCTCAACCTAAAAAAAGCGGGGAAGGTCACTGCTTCCCCGCAACTTTCCTCTTATCAGGGGAACTAATTGCTTTCATTTTTGGCTACTAACTCAGAAATCTTTGTTTCTGTTTCCTCGTCTGCTTTTTCAGAATTACGCAATACCTCAGCCACATAATATGGCACCTCAACTTCCACTCCGCGCTGAATGCGGAATGTAGTTCCGTTTACAACTACGGTAACGTCTTCCGAATATTTATCCTTGTCTTTAAACAATTTAATCTTAACCAAACGCGTAATATCGTCCTTTTTTGCTGTTGCCATGATTCTTCCTCCTTTTTCAAATGGGTTCCCCTCGAAAAGAGAACCCATCCTCTTAGTTTGCTGTTACTGTGCCGGCTTTAAAACCACACGACTCAATACGAATCATGTACTGTTCCACCAGACGCTCTGCCGTCTTAATAGCTTTCCAGCCAACCGTTGAACGCTGATTCAACGGGTCTTCTCCCGAACCCAGCTGTTTGACAATATGCTGTAATCCGCCACCTTCTACTTCGGTTACACCATAGGCGTGTGCTGCTATTACCATTGTGCAGTAAACCGCCAAACCTTCCGGACAAGTTTCGTCTTTCAGAATTTTGGCTTCTGAATTTTCTACGAAACGGATATTGCCAATGCGTCCGATTTCACCCTTCCACATCTTATCCGGTGTCGTGTACTTATTCCACTCCTCAAATCCCTTTGATGTTTTCACATCATAAGCAGCGTTCGGATGAATAACACATACAAAGGCATCCTCTATTGTTTCCGCGTTTACACTTCCAAGATAGGCTGCTGCCTGCAAAAAGATATCTACATTCAATTTGCAGGTTCCATCCAATGTCTTTCTTGTAAGGACCTCTGTGCCGTCCGATTTAGGTGCATACATTACATTGGTGCCGCCGCTAATTACATCACGCGTAATGGTATCTAATGTACGTCCAGCCTGCGAACCACTTAACTTTGTAGCCTGCACCACATTGTTATCAATTGCTGTGAGTTCCAGCACATCCGTAAGAGTGATATAATCACCGTACTGCTGTACCTCGGATTTAACCGTGGTCACCTTCATCTTACTACCATCCGGTGTCACGCCTTCCTGCAAAGGTTTCGTATTCTTCGGTAACGAATCATACTTTCTAAATTCGATTACCTTACCACCGTTTTTCGGAATTGGATATTTATCACCAAACTGGTCAAACACCAATTTGGGCTCTGCCATCGTAATCAGAGATTTTTCATAAAACTCTTTCATCTCGGCGGTCATTCCCGAGTCACTTGTCGTATTTGGATTTAAATTCCCTGCAAACATCTGTAAAGACATTCGTTTTGCCAATTTTCTTGCTCTGTTCATTTTGCTTACCTCCATTCTGCACATCGGTCAGAATGTAATTTTCTCACCGCGTGCGGCTCTTTTTGATAACTCATCGATATCTTTTGCTGTCAACTTACTTATGTCAATTTTCTGTTCTACCGGCTTCGAGGAAACATTCGTCCCATTCTCAGGAGGACGCAAGCCTTTCGCGCGAATACCATCCGTAACACGCTCCGCTGTTTTAGCTGATGCCATCTGCATAGCTCCTCGCATGATTTCATCGTGATGCGCTACTTCGTACGCCGTTCTTACATCAATGCCATTCTGCAGCAACTGCAGGAAGTCTTTATTCTCAACCTCCTCATCAAAGCTAAAATCCGGATAAATTTCCTTTAATGCGTCTGCCTCTGACATCCACTTGCTATACGTTTCATCTGCCTGACGAATTCTCTGCGTCTCCTCAGCCGCTCGTCTGAATTCTTCATTCTGTTTTTCCAAACGATAGAATTCACGATACTGTTCCGTGGACATTCCCTTTGCCATGGCACGCTCTTCGAACATGGAATCATCTTCTTCCAATGCCCTTAACATGTCATCCGCATCTGCGGTCTTGTCCAATCCATATCGCTGTGCCACAAAATCAAGGACTTTCTGCGATGATGATAACCGCTCTTCCATTTCCTTGGTCTGCTTAAATCTGTCGTTAATTACTTTCTGAACACTCTGGTTATATTCATCTTTGAACTCCCCTTTAATCATGTTCTTCCACTTGGTTCCTCTGTCCTCCTCTGTACTTTCCTCACCGGTGTCTGTCTGTACCTGGACAGTCTGCTGGTCGCTCTGACCCTCTAAGCCAGTCTCAACTGCTGCGCCTCCTGCTTCTCCTGCGCCCTCTGCAAACAACTGCAAATAAATTTTGTTTCTCATAGGTTTCATTCCTCCATCGTCTTTCCGAAGTGTCGCTATCATCGTCTTTCCGAAGTGTCGTTTCCATCGTCTTTCCGAAGTGCCAGTGGTTTTCACATCACTACCATATCACGGTTTAAATTTTGTTTACCCCCAAACTCCCATGGTTTTTGAAATTAAAATTTTTATGTACTCCGGATACTGTTCCTCCAGAGCAAGCAAAGCATCTACAAACATACCAAACACAATGTTCGCTCGTAACTTACTTCTGTACGCCGTATGAATCATAGCAAGTCCGCTCTTGGCTTCTACCTGCTGCCCCGGATACATTTCTTCATGATTTTCAATTTCGTTTGCCAGCATACCAACAATTACGGATACTGCAGCACATACAATATCCTTCCCATGTTCCGCATAACCGGCATGTCCCACTACATTCAATTCAAATTTTTCTTTTGACCACTCAATTTGTATACTTAACATACTAATACTCCTATACACTCGCCATACTGCTTGCCTGCTCTTTTGCTCCATCCAAACGCTCACTCTTTGTCATGGCTCCACCTAAGGAATCATTTTTCATTGTCTGTTTAGAATCCTGCCCCGGAGGATTTGGGTCACCACCATTTACGACCTCCTGACCCTGCATTCCAGTCATCTGCATCAATTGCTGTACCTGCTGCTGCAGTGCCATCAACTGCTGGTACATGGTTCCATTATTTTGGATTTTCATAATAATTTTTTCTTTGCCCTCAAACTCCATCATATCAAGGCATGCCAGCGAGGCATCCGCATTTCCGGGAGCGAAAAAGCCTTTATCATAAAACTGGAGAGCGAGTTCGTTCTGCGCCATTCGTGAGTAAGTTGATTTCTTGGCCGCCGATACAGTAACATCAAAGATTGGCAGTCTCTCTCCTACTTCAACGCCCATCTCTTCTCCACCATCCTGCGGAATCATGCCACCATTATCAAATGTTGCAAATTGCTGTTCTCCTTTTTCGCCCAGTATGCGAAATTTACGTGGTTCATCGTAAAACTGACGTATCAGTTCAATAACCATGTAACATTCTTCCATATATGCCCGATAGGTTCCTCGGATCATATCACGCGACAACTTACTTCCTGCCTCCTGCAAGGCGGCAATTGCCGTAGCAGCAGTAACACCACTTTGTGTACTTCCCTGCGAGAAGTCACGGTTACCTGATGTTTCTTTCAATTCGTTTATCTTTTCCTCTTTTACGTTGATACACTGTGTTGGCGGAACCACTGGCTGCATTGGTTGAATATCATCCGGATTTCCGGTGTAGTGTACGACTTCCTTAGTCCAGTCGTTAAATTCATTCTCATTGATTCCTCCCGTGTCTTTTGAGAGGTATCTGGCTTTGCTTGCCTTGATAGCAGAATCCAATATTACCTGGTCTAATTTGTCAATATAAAGCTGTGGGTCTTTCATGATATCTATGTAACCAAATCCCACTGGTGTCCCCTCTTCCGGGAACATAACATCAAACACATACGGATACATCCCATGGTCATAATATCCTCTTTCTACATACTCCGGATCATTTTCGGACGCATACAGAATTTTGTCATTTACGAATTTGCAGTAATGCAGTATATCCTTTGTTCCATTGTCTTTTTTGTAGTACCAATCTACAACATACGATTTCTCCGAAGTGTCGACATTTTCCGCGTTGATATATTTAGTTAGTACGATGTCACTTCCCGTCAAATCAATATCCGGATAACGTTGTTTTAAAATTTCGTTATCCATCAATTCCACGTGGAAAAGATTTGCAGATTCTTGAATTTTGTTAATACCCGGTTCCCAAAATAAATTCAGTATATCTATTTTGGCAATGTTGATATCACCAACTCCATTGTTCTTACGCGAATCCCATACTATCTTTTTCACACTGGCTCCTTGTTTCAGTTTGTACCATGCACAATCGTTATACGTTTCTTCGTATCGATTGTATTCAAGAACTACCGGCAGAATGGAGGTCAGTGTTTTCGCCGTCTGTTCATCGGATGACTCACGTGCCAGTACGGTAGGTTCCGGGAAGTTGTCCATCATATCCGCATGCTTGTTATTAATCGAGTTGTGCAGCCACGCAGAAACCGGCTCTGTCATTCCTTTCTTTTTTTTCTTCTCCTCCGATTCAACAATTCGCCAATGGCGTAATTTCCACCATTCTTCATTGGCTCTTATTTTTCTATCGAACCGGTCTTTCCCCTCTTTGTATTTCTTTAGGGTTTCCGCCGCTTTTCTCACATCATCCTCTGTCAGATTTGTGAGTTTTTCTTTCTCATACTGTTGCATTTCCTCTTGTGTGTTTGGTTCTCCGGCACTTCCATCCAATTCTGCCTGCGGTGTCGACTTTTCGACACTTTCAGGCATAGGTGTCCTCTGCTCTTCCATCTCTTTTTCTTTCTTTTGTGCAAATAATTGTAAATTCATATTCTGCCTCCTAAATCATATAAAATTCATATCTGTTTGCATCTTCATTTGATGTTGTCCTTTGATTCAAAGGATCATCCCCTATATGGTCACGCTCCAGCACATTTTTCCTTGGGGATATTGGATTATCCATAAGCACATACCTGCATTCGTCGTAAATATGGTCTTCCTGTGTAGTATCAATATCTTCCACATCACTCTCGCTATACACGAGTGCCGGGATTGTTCGGATAAAGTGTTTACATGTATCAAATACCTGGAACATGGTATCTCCATCTTCATCAAATGCCATCCGGTAATGATACTGCATCTTTCCGGCAAGTCTTGCATTATCGCCCGGACTAAAGAGAATGTTGTTTGGATGTTTCTCCATCATTTCCGCAATGGATTCACCACGTGAGCAATCCCATATGGACGGGTCTGCGATGCCTATTATCTTTTTGCCTTTGAGGTTTGGGTCCTCATTTTCAATTTCCCTAATGTGTTTTGCCTGCTGGGTTGGGTCTAACTCCAGTCCCACATTGGGTTCACCGGTGCACCCATAATACTCGCGGATTCGATAAATCTTTCCGTTTTCATCTGCCGCATACCATCCAACGCTAAAAGGTTTGGCGAACCCATAATCATATCCACGCCATATACGCCAATAGGATGGTATTCTGAACGGCTCTATAACGTGAGTCCACTTTCTGTCCTTATAGTGTTCCGGGTCATTTCTCCACTCTTTAAATACTTGTCCGGAAAAACTGTCCCACGAACCATACAATAATGCTTTACGCTCTGCCTCCGGCAGCATGGCAAGATTGTCCAAATAATAGGGGTCATTCTCTAGTAATTTTTTGTTATCAAATACCGATGATGGGATAAAGATTCTCTTTCGTTTCACCTGAATCTTTTTTCCGTCCGGGTCAAGAATTGTCCGTTCTTCGGTAATCGGTGTTTCCGGCGGTGCCGCTGTAATAAACCGGTCTTTCACCCATGCATGGCCAACACCGCCCGGATTGGCAGTTGCCCTCATGTATACACGTGTTCCCGGTCCGCTTGGACGATTACGGGAAAACATATATGAGTATTCCTCCCATGTGAAATGCGTCAACTCGTCAAAACCGATAAAATCATACGCAAGCCCCTGGTAATTTAATCTGTCTTTCACATGCTGCATGGTACCAAAAAAGATTTTCGCTCCAGACGGAAACGTCCATTTCTTATCTGTCACATTGTATTTCGCCTGTGGTACCACCGCTTTATACAATTCGTTAGAACGTAATATCAACTCTTGAAGCTGAGGATATGTCTTACGAAAGATAATACCTTTATAGTTTGGCACCTTAATCTGTCGCATTGCTTCACACAACATGGCATCCGATTTTCCTCCTCCTGCTGCCCCGCCATACAAACATTCATACTCTGGACGACACATAAAAGCACTCTGGCGTGGCTGTGGCGACCAAACAATTTTACTCATCCTCTGCCGCCTCCTTAACCGGAGTAAGTATCATTACACCTACACCATCCTCTTCGGTCTCAATCTTGTTCTCAACTTTTTCTCGCCACTTATCCGGTTTGCGGTTCTTCAACCAAAACACCTGTGCTCCCAGTTCCGGCGGATAATAAACCTCCTGGTCTACCATCACTACCTCTTCACGCTCACACTTACGTTTTCCGTTTTCGTATTCCACTTTTTTCACCTTAAAAGGCTTTTTCTCAACCCTGGTAAAACCAACCGCTTTTTTAAACAATTCATTCTCTACTTGTGCATCTGAAACTTCCCTCCCTTTTTTTAGGCGTTCAGAAAGTTCAGAATGTTCTTGCATGTATTTGTATAATGTTGTTTTGCTAATCCCCAGTTTTTCGGCTATTTGCGACATTACAAGACCTTCTCTTGTCCATCCCTCAATCAATTCCAAATAGGGTTCAACTTTTACGCTATATTGACTTTTTGCCATATCTGATACCCCCTTTTGGTCAGAATAACAAAATCTTTGCTATCTTTCCCCCCTAGTTCCCATACAAAAAGGCACCTGCCATTGACAGATGCCTCTCTCTAAACTAACCTTCGATTTTATAAAACCCTCTACAATACCAAGAACTAGCCGTTATTCCCTCTGCGTATGCATCATTGTACACATTTCGTCCATCTTCATCACCTGGGTGATTCGTACTAAACGGCGTTTCTTTTTGCGTATCGCCATTAATAACGGCTACCGGCATTACAGTAGACTGTCTGTTACGATTCGGCTCATACGGCAATCCTCCAATTCCGTAGCAGGCATACGCTCCTGTCGTAATAATTACACACTCAACCCAGACATAATCACCAACACGTATGTAATTACCAAAGCATATCTTTAAATAATTTGAATTTACGATACTTCCCGGTCCACTATACAAAATTGGCTCCCATGTTCCTTCTACTATTCTTTCTTCCAGTGCACCCAATCGGTTATTTACTGAATTGTTCTTCTTTTCCAATGCCGTTATACGACGATTAGTAGATAAGTCGCTCTCTATGTATTCCATATGCACTACTTCAACTACGTCTTCCGCATTGCTCTCACATATCAATACAGGCATTCCTTTTCCTGATTCAACTCTTAATATAACATCACTCTCCGCATTATCTACCGGATACAACCGCTCTACGGATACACCATAATCTTCGTTGACATCTTTCTGCACATGCCATACATAAACTCTCTGATTTGTCGTTGCATATATGGCATATTGTACTCCTTGATACGGATAACTGCTATCAATAAATGGTGCTAATGAGCTTGAACGGATATCTCCTTTTTCTTGAATTTTGAAATAGCTGCTTTCTAAAACTTTTTCCACGCGCATGGTGCCGGCAAACTGCAATACTACTTGATTTTTCCATGTACTGCTTTGTCCTTCAAAAGCCCCCACTTTTGTATCTACCCAGCCTTGTCCGTCATAATACTGGAACAGTCCATCATGTATACGCAATCCATGTGCCCCGTCACTGGAATGTGTTTCATGCAAACAATGCTCATGCATGGTGTCATTTACAATTTCTTTGTAGTTTTCAACTGCTGCCTCGTATTCATTCACCTTAGCCACCATCTCATTCAATGTATCCTGCATTTTCTGATAAATCGAAAGATAATCCGAACCGCCTTGGCATCTTACGGATTCCTCAACTCGAACCACGCAAGTATCTGTTGTTATCCTATCTGTCTTAGCTCCCGCATAACATCCAACAGTAAAATATTCCTGCATCATCACTTTGTATGGTACTTCACACTTACCATCTTCAATCAGAACCGGATAATTTTTTCCATTTGCCGTAAATACCGCTATTTGAATCAATCCATCCCATTCTGTTGGCAGGGAAAACTTTGCCTGCACATACTCTCTCGTATTTCCAACTAAATCCGAAATTGCTTCTGTGCATTCAATATGCTGACCAGTTACTTCAAAACTTATCGTTCTCATCTTCTCAACTCCTTTTTCTTTTAAGCATATCAATCATTCCTTCTGATTTCTCCCCTAATTCCCATAACTTTCATCCAGCATCTTACCATGTTTGCACCTTTCACAATTTTTATAGCAATGCTTTTCTTGAAAATCGAATTTGTCCTGTTCCGTCCGGAATCGTGTGCCGCATATAGTATGTTCTTCTAATCCCTCACACGTTATCATCTTTTCACTTTCCCGGATATAGTACGCGCACTCTGTCCGGTATATTCCCGGACCATAGTATCCTGCCATTCACTCACTCCTGTCCTGCTGCCTTTATTCTGTTTTATCTCCCTCCTGCATCAGCAAGAGGGAGACTTTTTTTACCATTTACCTTGAAATGTCCTTTCCAATATTGTTTTCTGTTCCATCAAATCTTCGTCCTTATCCCAACCTCTTGGAAGTAATCCGATTAACGATGTATTGTTTCGCCATAATAGTATTTTCCCAGACTCCTCTATCCTATATGGTCCTTCAATCTCCATGTCATCTGATGTTTTCGCACTTTCATCTATCATGTTGTACAATCCTTCATTGATTGGCGTCAATTCAGAGCCATTTGTTAGAAGTCTGCTAATTACCCCAAACTTCGGTTCCTCAATAAGCAGATTGGTTTCTTCCAGATATTCGTCCGGTTCTTTTTCGGCTAAAAGAATCTTCATCTCGTCTGGTACCAACTGCTGCCGTGATTCATTTTTATGTATTCGGACATATTCATCTCGTGGCAAATCTCCAATAAGTTCAACAAGAGCCGCTTTTTCAGCATTAGGGAAAAATTGTTCTTGAACGGCCACAAACCAATAGCCCCCAACAATGTAATACACTTTTGCCTTTTCACTGTGTCCGACACTCAAATTGTCATTTTTATAGGCTTTCTTTAAAAGTTTCTTAAATATACTCGTTTTAATAAACATAATCTATAACCTCCTTTATTCATCGATATAGGTTGCCGCCATGTCGGCAAGATGCAAATATACAGCCAATTTTGATCGTTTGTATGCCGCGTTTATATCCCGGCTTCCACCTCTAACCGCATCGTCAAAGGCTCCCATGTGCCACCGGATGGCAAGAATTTCTTCATCGGTCAGATTCATAAAACGCTGAATGAGGAAAATAGATTTTTCGCCATGCCCCGCCGGAAAAGATTCCGTGTTGTATACATACGTTCTTTTTGTCTGTTTTTCTCCAGCCTTATGCATCGTCATCGGAAAAGATTTGGTATTGTATTCATATGCTATTTTCTCCTTTTCAAGCTGTGGCTTATACAAATCCACTTTACATACATCGTGCAACAATCCAACAATAGCAATTGTTTCTTTTGTATATCCTTGAAGCACCTCTTTTTTCATTAAACGATTCATAACATTTACAGAGTGCTCCGCCAATCCCCCTTCATAACTTCCATGATATTTTGTGCTCGCAGGCGCCTCTAAGAACCCTTTATCAACAAGATAACCTAAGAGCTTGTCCGCTCCTCTTCTTTTGATATGTTTCTTGTATAATTTTACAAATTCATTTTTCATGTCATTCCTCACTTTCTTTATCACTCCAATCTAAGCTCTGGCCGCATTTATCACAATAATTTCCTTTAGACTTTAATTTCAATCTTCCATTGCAAGTAGGACAAACAACTATATTACAGTTTTCATATGCCAATGAAGCATAATCATCCGGTTTTGTCTTATTTATAGGTTTCTTTGGTATTTGCATTTTGACGCACTCTGAAGCAACTACTAAGGCTTGCCTTGTCCTTCTAAATTGTATCCTTGGAGCTGCCTTCTTTTCAAAATATTTACCTAAATCTTCAAGAATAACTATTGTTTCATCTAGCATTTTCATATTTTCACCGCCCTTTCTAAATCTTTGGTGTTCCATCAGAACAACCGCTTACTGTTAAAACTGCTACTGCTAATAAAAATGCTAAACCTAATCGCTTCATAATCATTCCTCGCTTTCTACTAATTTACAAAATGATTCTGTCTGCTCTCATTTCTTCAAAATAAAATCTAATTGGTTTCATTTTTTCCTCTACTAACCCATACTTCAAAGCCAGATTATAGCCAAAGTTCTTTCTAAGGTTATTCATCATGGAAACTTGTAGCCGTTCTCTGAAATCTTCCAAACTAAATGTTGACTTATAAAAGTTACATTGTCTGCAAGACGGCATAAGATTTTCGATTTCATCGAGGAAGTCAGCTTCTCCAATTGCGTATGCTGTCTCATATCTATGTAGTGATTCTACATGGTCTACTTGCATATCCTTATAATCCAACTCACAACCGCAATAAGCGCATCTATGATTGAATTTTTCGTATACTGCAAGCCTTTTCTTTTTTGGTATTGCCTTATGCTTACTCATAATTACTCCTTTCCCGGCTTCTCACACCGCTCAAATTCCACAACCCACACATAAGGGTTAGCATCCCATCCGTAGCGGTCAAGGTCGGATTTCTTGATGGTTGAGTTCCAAAGTATCTCCCACTCTTTTAATGCAATCTCCATATCTCCGCAATGAACTGCTGCCGAAAGTAATCCTTCGTTGCGTATTCCATCAATATCAATATCTTGCAACCGCTCCGCTTTAACATTAGTAACTTTCAGAAAAATTCGAGCAGCTTCTTTTGGCATGTGGATGGACGGGTGCCATGTATCATCAGGAGGATATTCATTTTCCTCGAATGATGCACGATACATATAGCACCCATGTTCCTTCTTCTTAAAATCATATATCACTGGATTCTTGCATCCATCTGGAACAGTATCCAATCCGCAATACCAGCACGGACACCACGCAAATGTCTCTCGGACATATAGAATATCTCCCGGCTGATATGGAGCCTCCTTTTCTACGAATGGTAATAATTTTTGATATGTACTTCCATCCGAATTTTCATCTTTCTGAATTTCAATCAGTCTGGCACCATACTTATCTTTTTTAATTTTCATTTCAGTATTACTATACTTGTATCGTACAACTCGCCTTGTACAAGTCTTTATGCCATCAAGAATAGCTCTTACCATTTCAGTGTTAAACAGCATAGGTTTTATGCTCATTTTATCACCCCCAGTCTATGATTTATAATATACAAATCAATCTTTTCGGCACATTCGTTACACACTTGATACTCTTTCTGCTTGCCATTCATTTTTACGCTACCATAATGGTTAAAATCTACATTTACGCCATCTGAATTGTAATCAATTTCTTTTCCACACATATCACAACTTACTTTTATCATGCTATTCTCTCCTATTCTGCTTCTGATTGAAGATGCTTCAACATAATTTCGTTTAATTCCTCAATTTCAGTATCAATACAGCAAATATTAAGAATCCACTTTGCTAACTCTTCATCCGACATGTTCCTGATTCTGTCTGCGTTAGTCATCTTTTTTCTCCTTTCTCAAACAAATTCCAAAACTTGTCCGAACATTCTTTGCAAAAATTCAACTTCAGGTAGTCGGCTTCTACTCTTAACCAGTTTTCGGATTTCACATTGTCGGCGTCTATTACTTTTTCGCAAATATCACAAGCTATTTTCATTCTTACTCACTCTCCTTATAAGGCTTTGGCAACGACATCCAAGCCACAATATCATCTGCATCTTCATACTGCTCAAAATAACAGCCAATATCATTACAGAAGGTTGTTATTTCAACATTTCCATGTTTTGTTGTAATCAACACCTGTTGTTCGTCATCTGGCAATTTACAATCATACATAAACTCATATTCTTCATATAGTTCCTTTTCTTCATCAGTCATATCTTCTTCATATACCCATTCAACAACATCCTTTGGTATCTGCTTTAATAACCACCGTGCATCAGATTCACACCAGTCACGATAGGTCATATCTGACGGTTTATTGAACAGCAATATCTTCTGTTCTTTTGTATTGAAACAGCCAGTATTAAAAGATGACTTGTTCCAATCCCCGGTATTCCTATTCCCAGTATTCCTATCCCCAGTGTTTTGATTTCCTGTATTCTTGTACCCGGTGTTGTTGTTCCCGGTGTTCCAATACCCGGTATTCCAATCCCCTGTGTTGTAGTTTCCGGTATTGTAGCTTCCGGTGTTCCTGTTCCCGGTGTTCCTGTCTCCTGCGTTACAATTCCCAGCGTTCCTGTCCCCGGTGTTCTTGTCCCCGGTGTTGCAGTACCTGGTGTTGCGGTCACCGGTGTTGTAGTGCCCTGTGTTCCTGTTCCCGGTGTTGTTGATCCCGGTGCAATTCTTTCCAATATTGACGATCCGCAATACTTCATCCCATGGGATTTCACGTACGATTTCAAGCTTGTCCGTGCATGACTTGTCACCGTCTGTTTTTACCTCACCATAGGCAATAACTTCTGCAACTTTGTTGTTG